TACACCCGCGTCTGCGACGACAAGGACACGCCGTGCTCGCGCCTCAAGTACGACTTCGAGTGTGGGCGGCACACGCAGAAGGTCACGCCCGGCGTGATCGGAAATTGCACACGAATCAGTGGGTCTTCACAGAAAATTCGGGTTCCGATTGCCGACAACGGACTGCGCGCAGGGTCTCGAATCACGGTTTTCTCGCCCGCCGATGGGTGGTCGACGAAGATCGACGTCGCTGACAAGGATGTCTCGGCCGGTTCGGTGACAGTGAGCTACCCGAATGTACAGTCGGGACCCGATCTAATATCGCTGACCACGTTCACGAAGCAGGACAAGCAGACCGTCGAGACGCACGGCTACCTGCTGCTGGTGGGCTTCCCCGCGCAGTGGACCGGCATTGACCGGCCGCACCTGGTGCAGAACAAGGACGGCACCGTGGACGCCTGCATTCCGTTCCGCGCGAACCTGCTCGAAATTTCCGAAGGCGAGAAGGTTCAGACACTCACCACTGACTGCGTGCGCTGGGGTAAACCGAAGGACCAGGTCTGCGCGTTCGCCTACGACCGCGAGTCGGGCGACCAGACCTACAGCTGCGTGAAGGACGGGAAGGACGTGAGGTTCCCATGAACATCGGCACGTTCTCGCTCGGCATGAAGTACGTGATGGGTCTCGCGGGCACCGGACCCTGGGGAATCGGCGCGATGATCGCGGGCCTGCTCGCGCTGGTGGGCGCTGCCGCCTACTACATCGCGAAGGCGAATAAGCAGACGGACGCGTCGGAACTCGACCAGGGCGGTGCCGACGCAGGCATCACCGCGCAGGCCTTGAAGAACCAGGCCGACCAGAACCGCGACTTCGAGAAGCGCGCTCGCGAAGATTTCGACGCGAAGTCCTAGGACTCGCGCTGGGCGCGGCGTAGGCTATCCTTCAACTTCAACCACACACAATACGAGGTAGTGAAATGGACGTGCTCGGTAAACTCGACGAAATGATCGCAGCGAAGCAATCGGAAGTCTCGGACCTGACCGAAATGAAATCGGAAGTCGAGAAGCTGCAGACCGGCGGCGACGATGCTGCGATGTCTGACTTGAAGTCGCAGCTTGAGAAGGCGAAGGCCGACTCGGACGCGAAGGTGAAGGAATGCGACGCACTTCGCGCCGCGATTCAGACCGAAATTGACGACAAGAAGAAGGACACCGCACGTCTCGAAGCCGCAGTCGAGCCGATTGAAGAAGCACCGGCGCCCGTGATTCCGGACGTCCCGGCCGCCGACCCCGCGCCCGCTTCGGACGCGCCCGCCGCAGACCCCGCTGCAGCACCTGCAGTCGACGGTCCGACCGCTGGTCCCACCGCGCAGCTGTAGTTCAAGCACGGGGGTCTGTCTGACCCCCGTGTTCATTTCAGTCTTCGAGAACGTGATCGACCAGTCGCAGCAGTCCGACCGTGACGTAGCCTGCGAGTAGACCACCCGCGAAGTTGGGCCACCACGGTTCAATGAAGTGCGGCACACCCATCGCGATCACGAAGATCAGAACAAGGTTTAGTAGAAAGCGCTGCGAATGCTTGTTCACGTCTGCTGAACCGGCACCTTGTCGTGCTCGCCGTTGATCAGAATGTACGGGAAATCCTTCTGCCCGTGGCGCTTCAGTTCGGCGTAGCCGAGCGACTTGAAGTGGTCCCACTGCTTCGGGTAAATCGTCTGGCACCCGAGCGACGACGTCCCGTGCAGCGACCCGTGGTGAATATTGATTCCTAGGTACTGGGGCTTCTGATCACCCTGCCCGTCGCGCGTGACGACGACCGGTGCCGCCTGCACGAACGCCGGGTATCTGCGTGGGCCCACCGGGTGCGATAAACCATGCGTCCCAGGTTTATACCGCCACACGCCCGTTTTCAGCGTCGCAATTCCGCGGCGCCACGCGCTTGGGTCGGTGTTCGCGTTGACCGCGAGGAACGCGGTCGGTGACACGATCGCGATTGCATCGTCGTAGATTCCGCGCTTGTTCTCTGTCCAGTAGCCGCGGATTCCGACGAAGCAGACCAGGTCAGTCACCTTCGCCTTCTGAATGATCTTCTCGCAGTCCTGCAACGTCAGTTTCGGCGTGGACGGTGGCAGTATTCCCATTTCTTCGTTCCCCCTGTAGTAGGTTGTCTCGTTCAATTGCTTCAATCACTTCTTCGCGGTAGCGCACGCGGCCGCCCAACTTCAGGAACTTCGGTCCCCTGTACTCGGCGCGCCAGTTCGCGAGCGTCTTCTCGGACAAGGACCAGCGCAGTGCGAGGTCGCGTGGGGTCAGCAGCTTCACTCGTTCACCCGCGCGGCGATTCGCCGCTGTCGTTCGGCAACCGCTTCCGACGTCTGGTCGCTCGGGCCCACGTCGCGCAGTTCGTCCTGTGACTGCATCCCCTGAAGAATTTCCGGGCAGTAGAGACGCCCGAAGAACGTCGCCGCGCGGTAGCTCAGCATGAGTTCAGGCATGGTCTGCCACTTCGACCCGGACTTCTGGAACCACCCTTCCTTCTTCGACATTTCAATCGACACGGTCGGGCCCTTGACCAGCGTGTCCGTCGTGCGATCGCGCGCGTAGGCGAAGCAGGACTGCTGATCGTCCGAGTACTTGAAGGCGAGCGCGTCGAAGCGGCCGCAGGTGTTGATCGCCGCGATGATATACTGCGACGACCACGACGGGCGCCCGTGAATGATATTGAGGTTCTGCATCACGGTCAGTGGGCTTGTGCGCGAACGGTAGGCGACCTCGAGCGCCACCAGACAATTCGCGACCTTCCCCTTGTACGCCTGCGGCACGATGTCCGATTCGGCGAGTGCCTTCGCCTGCCGCTGCGCGAGTTCGAACCCAGACGCGGTCTGTCCGAACGGCGACGCGGGCGGCGCTGCCTGACTGGTCGTCGCAACTTCCTTCGTTTCACTCATTGCATTTCGTCCCTTCGTTTCATGTTCGCGTAGATGTTCATGATCAGCACGTAGCGCTCGGCGTGATTCATTTCTTCGACCGGCACGTCGTACTTGTAGCCGATCATTTCAAGCTGCCGCAGCACGTGTGCCGAACCTTCGGGGTCCGACGCCACGTACTCGACCGTTTCGTCGTCGGTCACAGATCGCCCGCCCGCTTGATCACCCAGGCGGGCGCTTCGGCCCTGATCAGATCGGGCGGATAGCCGCACCAGTCGCCCGTTTCCGACGCCTGCTTGTAGCGCTCGAACGCCTTGTCGTTTTCAAGGCGGCCGACGTGCACCGCTTCTTCCGGCATGAAGAAGAAGTTCGACTCGAACGGTTCTTCCTTCTCGACCGCGGCGATCACGAAAAGCACGTCCTCGCCGGTCAGCGCGCGGTAGCCGTCCAGATACCACGCCGCCTGACGGTGGTAGCCGTAGTTGTAGATGTCGCGCAGGAAGTCGTGCTTCTCGGCCGACAGCGTAGACTTCACGTCGACGATCGCACCTTCGGTGACCCAGTCGGCGCGCGCTTTACACAAGACGCCTTCGCGTTCCCAGATCAAGGTGACTTCGGGCGTGCCGCTTGAGAAGAATTCTCGGTGCTGCGGCTTCTGCCGAAGCGTGTGCGCGATGTTGACGCAGGTCTGGTAGTCGTCTGCCGAAATTATCTGCTTCTCGAGCGCTTCCTTCGTGAACTTGTCCCAGAACTCGCACGCTTCAATCGTCTCGGGACTCGGCTTCTTCGCGTTTCGCTGCGCGGGCGTTGGCCTGCGTGGTGCATCGTCTGGCAGAACGACGTAGCGATTCGTCAATTCATTCGGTTCGAGCACGGCGGTGTGAATCGCGGTCCCGAGCAGACGCGCAGGAGTAGTCTTCTCGCCCGCGCGCAGCGCTGCTTGATAGTGACGCGGACTGCGCGCCACCAGGTCGAGACCCGACTTGTTCGCTGCGTTGATCGCTCTATAATCGTCGAATGGAATGTCGAAGTGGACGCCCGTGTTCATGCTTTAACCCCCCGACTTCCGATGATCTACCGTGAACCGTATTGAAGACAAGGGACAACGCAGGATGCAGAACGACCAGCACACGAAGATCCCCAGACGCTGCATTCATTGCGAGTTCTGGAAGGCCGACCCCGCGGGGGAAATCGGCACAGATCAGATCGGCACGTGTCACGTCGACCCCCCGCAGGTAGTGATTCGCGGCGGTGAAGCGCTCGCGATTCACCCGCACACGACGTCGCTCGACTGGTGCGGGAAGTGGCGACTGCGAGTCGACGCATGAAGCTGCGCGACTACCAAACGGAAGCAGTCGGCGCCGTCGAACGCGCGTGGGGTGAAGGTAGACGTGCGCCGCTGCTGGTGCTGCCGACCGGCGCGGGGAAGACGATCTGCTTCGCGCACCTGACCGAGTCCTTGTGTGCCCGCGGCGCGCGCGTGCTGATCGTGGTCCACCGTCGCGAGCTACTGCACCAGGCGTCCGAGAAGCTGCGAACACTCGGGTGCGCGCACGATCTGATCACGCCGAAGATCGACTACAACGGGCACCCGGTGGCGGTAGGTTCGGTGCAGACGATCGTCAAGCGCGACGGTCTCTTCTTCGACTACGTGATCGTCGACGAAGGACATCACGCGGTCGCGGGCTCGTGGGGGAAGTGTCTGCAGATGTTCAAGGCGGCGCGCGTGCTCGGCGTCACCGCGACACCGTCGCGTCTCGACGGGCGCGGACTCGGCGACGTCTACGATCACCTGATTCTCGGGCCCAGCGTGCGCGACCTGATCGCGCGCGGTCACCTGGTGCGGCCGCAGGTCTACGCCTACCCGGTGTCTGACGCGCTCGCGACGATCGGTCGGCGCGGCGGCGAGTACGACCTCCGGACCTACGCCGCGACCGAACTGGAACGGCCGCAGATCACCGGGTCAGCGCTCGAGCACTACCGGAAGCTGTCACCGAACGAACCTGCGATCGCGTTCTGCGCTTCGGTCGAGCACGCTTTAGCCGTCGCGCGCGAGTTCACCGCGGCAGGCTTTCCGTTCGCCGCGGTCCACGGGCAGATGTCAGACGTCGAGCGCGCGCGTGTGTTCGCGGACTACGCCGAAGGTCGATTGATCGGTCTCGCGTCGGTCGATCTGATCAGCGAAGGCACCGATTTACCGTTCGCCACCACCGCAATTCTGCTCAGGCCTACGACGTCGACCGCGCTCTACCTGCAGCAGGTCGGGCGCGTGCTCAGACCTGCCGCGGGGAAGACGCGAGCGCTGGTGCTCGACCACGTCGGCAATTCGCTCGAGCACGGGCTTCCCGACGACGATCGTGCGTGGTCGCTCGGCGGTCTGAAGCGTGCGAGCGAAGCGCGGCTTCCGATCAGGCAGTGTCGCACGTGCTACCGGGTGTTCGAGTCAGGGCAGCGCTGCCCGTGGTGCAATTCGGTGAACACCGCCCCGCGCGAGCGGAAGCTGACCGAAGGTGCGGGCGATCTGGTCGAGGTGACCGCGGCCGACATCGCGCGCTTCAAGCTTGAGAAGCGCGAAGCCTACCGACGCGCAGGGTCCTACGCCGAATGTCTGGCCCTGACGAAGAAGTTCGGCGATAAACCAGGGTATGCCTTCCAGTACTGGTTCGCGAGTCGAGGTCGACGCTGAATGGACGTGCACGCATTGCAGGTTCAGGCATCGGACCGTTCAGGTGCCCGGCGAAATCATGCAGTGTTCGAACTGCTCGAAGTTGTGCCGCGTGACCTACGTCGTCACGGTGATCGCTGTCGAGCGACTTCCAGTTGACGAATTCTGACCTCGAGCGACTTCACGTCGGCAGTCAGATTCAGGAACTCGCCGCGCTTCACGTCAATTGAATCGATCGCCGTGCCGACTCGCTTCGTGAACGCCTGGTGTCGCGCGACATAAAGACGATTCGCGAATCCTAGACCGACCGCCACACCCGCCACGAACACCCCGAAGTGAATCAATGCTTCGACCATTGTGGAAATTGTAGCCGACGTGCAGACTGAAATGAACTGGGGGTCTACAAGTGGCAGACGAAGAGCAGAAGGACGCAACGCTTCGCGAAGACGCGGTCGCGATCAAGGACGGCGCCGCGAAGATCAGGGACGGCGTGAACGAGACGGGGAAGGCAGTGAACGACTTCTTCACGCACGGCAATTCGAAGGTGATCGGACCCGCCGCGACGAAGGCCCTGGTGCAGGGGAAGCAGCTGGTCAACCGCGTGGTCCAGAAGTTGTTCAAGCGTGACGAATCCGAGTGACGCGCTTCTGATCGGCGGTCTGATCGCGCTGACGGTGATCATCGTCGGTCTTCTCGCCCGGCAGGTGATCAATGATTTCAAGATGCACGAACCGCCCGCGTCGGTTCAACGCTTCGGCTACCTGATCGGCGAACCGAGCAGCGTGCAGTGCTCGGTGTGCGGTTCAGCGTGCCACTGTGCCGCGCACTTCCGGCGCGAGCGTCAGGTCTGGACCGAGTGGCGGTGTCCGAAGTGCACCGCGGGGAAGCGATCGTGACGCCTGCAGCGTTCATGCAGGCGCACTTCGCGCTGCAGGGTCTCACGCACGCAGAAGTCGCGCGTCGCCTCAAGCGATCGCGAGCGCTGGTGTCGCTGGTCGTCGGTGGTCACGTCGCGTTGACGATGATCATGATTCTGCGACTTGAGGAAGCGACGGGCTTGAACGGCGAGAAGCTGGCAGTGCTCGAAATAAAGCATCGGCGGAACAAGTGAACGAGTCGAATGTCGCAACCACGGTCCGTCTGGCTTTACAGAAGCTGGGTGTCACGCTCTTCAGGAACACCGTCGGCGTCTTCTACACCGTCGACCAGCGCAGCGGGCAGACCTCGCAGGTTCGCTGCGGTCTCGGCACCGGGTCGTCCGACTACGTCGGCTGGACCGAGTACGTGGTCAAGGAATCAGACGTCGGAAGGACGGTTGCGATCTTCACGGCGATTGAGACGAAGCGCTCGAAGGGCGGCGTCAGGTCCGCAGATCAGGAACGGTTCGTCGCGCGCGTGCGCGAGGTTGGCGGCATCGCAGGCTTCGCGAACTCGGCCGAAGCCGCGGTCGAGGTTCTGGTCGACGGAACTACGGGTAGTCGCGTGCGTCACCAGAAGCACCACGGGCAGTCGTGTCGCTACTAATACGCCGCGACAGCGTGAAGAATGTCGGTGCCACATTGGAAGGATTGCCGTAGGAAGTTCAGGTCGCTTGAGGGGAACCTGCCGTGGTTCCCGAAGCGCGGTCTTAGGGTGCGTCAACACCCGGTCGACCAGAACCAGCGGGGGACGTAGAAGCCGCCGGTCCGATGAGTTCTCATCGCACCAGCGACCCCCACACACAACTTGAATCAGCATTTCGACCCACGGGGTCGAGGGGGACAGCTACGTGAAATTCTTCAAGCACTACTGCGACGCTCGGAACGGAATCACCATGAACGCGATCTTCGAAGCCGACGGTCACCGCGGCGTGTCGTGCTACTGGATGCTGGTCGAAATGTGTGCCGAGCGAATGAACAAGAAGCGCGACGAAGAGTGGTCCGAAGACGATTGCGTGTTCAAGATTCACGACCGCGAACTGCGGTCAAACCTGCGTGTTACCCGCACCACGGCGGCGTCAATCCTGCGTCTATACGGCACCATGGCGGCACTTCGAGCTGAGTTGATCGGTTCTGTGTGGCACATTGAGTTCCCTAAGCTACTGGAAATACTGAACCGCGATGCGAAACGGACGCGTCCAGGACGCGCCACGGACGCGGGTAATAAAAAGAAAAAGAAAGAAGAAAAAGAAAGAGAGAGAGATTGCGTGCGCGCGAGCGCGCCGCTTCCGCACCTCTCTCTTCGGTGGAATTCTCTGAAGGGGGTTATTCCGATCACCGAACTCGACGTGCGCGGCTACACCCGGGTAGCCGAGCTAGAAGCGACACGCAGCAGCGAAGAATGGGACGCACTGTTCGCTCGAGTTCAGGCGTCGACATTCCTGATCTACAAGGCGCGCGCGACGTTCCTGTGGGTGATTGAACCGGCGAACGCGAAGAAGATTGAGTCGGGGAAGTACGACGACCCCGACTACGCGCCGCCGAAGGGCGGCATTGACTGGGACGCATTCTGGAAACGGCAGGACGAACGTGGAGAAAACTGATTTCACCCACCAGGTGAAACGCCTGGTCGAGCGATTCACCCCGCGACACTTCGGCGACGAATTCTGCGACCTGCTCTGGCAGACCGTCTGCCAGATGTCGGCCTACGACTTCAAGCGCACCTGCGATTTCTTCATCGGGAACCGGAAGCCGACGAACCCGCCGCTGATTCCGGATTTCCGGGACGCTGCGTTGACGTGCGAGAAGCGCGAATTTAACCGCGACGTCGAGGGTGCGGCGAAGGCGGTCTTCGAGCACGATGGGAAGACGCCGGGCGAACGGCGCGCGCACGTGCTGAAGGTGCTGTCGGCCGAGTACGGGAAGGTTGACTCAGTCGCTGACGCGATTGAGGTTGCACGACTTCGAATCAGACTGGGGGGACAGTGAAACAGGGAACGATCACGACTAGAAGCGTCGGACGGATGTCCGTTCCGAAGAAGCTGCGGAAGCCTGGACCAGACCGCGGTGGTGCTGCCGCGGCCGCGCGCGAGAACACCGGGCTTCGGACCTATCGTGTGCAGGGCGAAACGAAGTCGCCCGCGCGCGCGGTGCTCGAAGAACGACTCGCCACCAGGAAGGGAATGTCGAAGCACTACGTCGGCTTCCTGCACTACCTGCTGCTCGGGTGCGCGTGATCGACTTCGACGACTACTACGGCACCACCGCGTTCGAAGCGCTGCGTGGGCAGGTGATCACCGGCATCGACAAGGTCACGCCTGCGCGCTCGGACGATGTCGACGAATTGAACTTCACGCTCGCCGACGGGCGATCGTTCACGATGTACCACCAGCAGGACTGCTGCGAGTCGGTTTACCTCGCCGAAATCGTCGGCAACCTCGAAGAACTGATCGGTCACCCGATCACGCAGGCCGAGGTCGTCACAAGCGGCGACGTCGAATCGGAACGTCCTGGTCGGTGGTCCGAGTCCTGGACCTGGACGTTCTACAAGATCGCCACGATCAAGGGTGCGGTGACGCTGCGCTGGTGTGGTGAGTCGAACGGCTACTACAGCGAACGCGTGACGTTCCGCGAGGTCGAGCGTGCCTGACCGCGTCCGCGTCCTGTCACTCGGCGCGGGCGTTCAGTCGTCGGCGCTGCTGCTGAAGTGCGATCGCGGGGAAGTCGAGCCGGTCGAATTCGCCGTGTTCGCCGACACCCAGGCCGAACCGCGCGAAGTCACCGCGTGGTTGCAGAAGCTGCGATCGGCGGTGAAAACGCCGATCGTGGTGGTGACCGCGGGCGATATCGCGGCCGACCACGTCGCGCACTTCCGCGGTGATCGGAAGCGTGTCGCACAAGCGCCGCTCTACGCGACCGACCGGGACGGGAAGGCGGGCATGATCAGGCGTCACTGCACGCAGGACTACAAGATCAGGGTCGTCGACCGTGCGATCAGGACCAGACTCGGCTACCTGCCGAAGCAGCAGATGAAACACCAGGTCGAGCTACTGATCGGCATTTCGTCCGACGAACAGACCAGAATGCGAATCGCGCAGGAACGGTGGAAGACCTTCGTCTACCCGCTGGTCGACTTGAACATGAATCGCGCGGCCTGCATTCGCTACGTCGAAGCGACTGGTCTCGGCACGCCGCCCAGATCTGCGTGCTACTTCTGTCCGTACAAGTCGGACGCCGAGTGGCGTCACCTGCGCGACGAAATGCCGGACGAATGGGCGAAGGCGGTCGAGTTCGACCGACAGATCAGACGCTCGGTCACCCCTGGACTGACGTCCGAGTTCTTCGTGCACCGACAGCGCGTCCCACTTGATCAGGCCGACATTTCGAAGGACGATCGACAGCTGACTTTTCTCGACGAATGCGAGGGAATGTGCGGAAACTGAATGCCTGACATTTCGCTGTGCCGAAACACTCGCTGCCCGTCCTGCGTCCACTGCTACCGCTTCCGCGCGCGACCGAGCGATCGTCAGTCCTACTGCGGCTTCACCGTGCCCGAGGGTCAGACGAAGTGCAGTCACTACTGGTCGACGTCCGGCTACCGTGACTCGGACTTGACCCCGAAGGTGGAACGGACTGACGATCAGACGAACCCGAACCACAAGGAAGTACACCGTGGGTAAAGACGAAGCGAAGGCACCGGCCGCACCTAAGCTCGAGAAGAACAAGGACGCGCAGGAACTGCCGAAGCAGTCGGACATGAAGCCGGGCGTGCCCGATCAGGAACCGCCCACCGCCGGACCTACGGCGCGTGTCGACGGTGACCCGAACAAGCCGGGCGAGAAGCTATAGCACCAGCGAAGTGCTCGGACGCAGAATGCTCAGCTTACCCTGGGCAGCGCTTAGACCGCGCCCGAGCACAGCGCACGTTGACGGTCAGCGTTCTTCGGTAAACTACTTCCTGGCGGGGGTGGTCACAGACCTGAAGGGCGCGGCCGACCTGATCGTGCTACGATCACTCGCATGAGTGACGTCGTTTTCAAGGTTCAATCTGAACTGAACACAATGGTCCAGACGCTGAAGCAGATCTACCCGAACCGTTGGCCAGAAATCCTCGCGAACGCCGCCACCGAGACCGGCTACTACGTGCTGAACAAGTACAAGCAGCAGCTGCCGAAGTACTTCGACCGGCCGACCGACTACACGATCAATTCCATGTACTGCCAACCGGCGACGCCGAATCGACTCGAAGCCACCGTGCAGTGGAAGGACCAGGGAAGCGCGGGCAAGGGCACCAGCGCTGGTCGCTACCTGCAACCGGAAGTGACGGGCGGGACGCGCAGGAACAAGCGCTTCGAAGCGTCGCTGCAGTATTCAGGCAGGATGCCCGCAGGCTACTTCGCAGTGCCGACCGACGATATCGCGCTCGACCAGAACGGAAACGTGCCGAGCGGTCTCTACACGAAGATTTTGTCGGCGCTGAAGTCGTCGTTCGACTCGACGCAGAATCAGACCACACAGAAGGGCTACAAGGGGAAGTCGGACAACTTCTTAAAGCGCTTCCGCGGCGAGGCACCAGGCTTCGTCGACAAGGGCCGCGCGCAGGCCGCAGACGCGCGCGCGCGTGCGCGGGCTACCAAGTACTTCGTGATCATGCCGGGCACGCCTGGGGGCCTTTACCCGGGCATCTACGAGTCGCAGGTGATTCTAGGCGGCCGCGGGTCGCGCAGGCTCTTCAGCTACGTGCGGGAAGTTAACTACAAGGCGACGTTCCCGTTCGAGCAGATCGGTCAGGACGCGGCGACCGCGAAGTTTCCCGAGAAGCTTGAAGAAGCGATCGACAAGGTGCTGAAGACATGAAGTGGGGTCTCATGATCACGCTGGTCTCGGCGGTGTTCACGGCGGTCGCGCTCTACTACTACGGTCAAGCCGAGTACGCGCGGGCGAACTACTGGTTGATCACCACCCTGATCGTCGAGACGGTCTACCTGCGGGTGTCGTCCCGGTAGAATCTACAGTGGCAGAAGTCCCGGAATGTCACTACAGTTCCCGGCATGAAAACCCTTATTGCGTCCCTTATTGCGTGTTGCGGCAATTTTCTTGTCGCAGATTTTCCATATGAGTTCGAGCAGCACCCGGTCGACCAGGTGCTGCGTCTGTTCGACCGCCTGTGCACGAAAACGCGGTGGCGAGCGCTCGACCCCACCGAGCAGTCGCAATTTCAGATTCTGACGCGTGAGCTACAGAAGCGCGCGCTGCTCGGCGAACTCGAATTCGCGGGGTGTCTGTGACCGTCCTGCTGATCGGAATGAATCACGCGGACAACCCCTTCACGCGCGCGCTGCAGAAATATCAAGGCGTTGACGTCGAAATGGTCGACGCCGATTCGCGGCAGAAGCAATTTCCTGACTGTGACATCGCGATGTTCGCGAACCAGGTCGTCAATCACGAACTCATGTGGAATGCGAAGGCGTGGTGTCAGAAGCGCAGCATTCCGCACCTGCATTCAACGTCCGGCTTTTCGCCGATCAAGGAATCGTTCGAAAATTTCCTACAGGAACGTGGGCACGCAGTCGTGCTGAAGGGCAACGGCGCGCCGCTCGGGACGCTCGGCGCTGCGCTCGAACAGGCATTGAATCCTAAGCCTCAACCCCAACCCATTGCGAGTAAACCCGTGGCGAAGAAATTCGACAAGATTGCAGTAAATAAACTTCTTCGCGATGCATTCGAAGCGAATATGAAATCGGTCGATATCGTAGATTTACTGATCGCGGAAGGGCACGCGACGAAACAGAACGGTAAACCGTGGAAGGTCGCCGACGTCAGTGCGCGACGCGCCTATTTAGGCTTTAAATCGCCCGACAGCACTACTGCGGCACCGCCCACCCCGCGCGCGCGCAGGCAGGCGACGCTGACTGCGCTCGAGCAGATGGAACTGATCACGAAGGTGATGGCGGCGAAGGGTCTCGCGTCCCAGCGGAAGGTCGAACTCGCCGAGGAAATCGCGGCCGGGCTTCGCACCTGCGAAAACGACGTGCTGCCGGTCGTCTCGCCCGATCGTCTGCAGCTGGTCGCGCGGAATATCTTCGTGAACGAAGACAAGGTGCTGCTCGACCTCGACGTCGTGACCGCGATCGCGGTGATCGCACAGATCGACGCGATCAAGAAGTTCGCCGCGGGCGGTGACCATGAGTGACCAGAAGCCGCCCGATCTGCGCGACCGTATGCACCCGCTCGACCGTCTGGGTCTCGACCTACGCATGAACCTCGCGACGCTCGAAGCCGCGTACGAGAAGCGGAAGCGTGCACACGCACGTAGGCAGTGGCGTGTGCTGGTGGGTGCGCTGCTGATCAACGTGGTGTTGATCACGCTGAACAGTGTGCAACCTGGTCTCGCGTTCTCGCTGCTCGCCGGTGCGTCTGCCCTGCTGATCGCACAGGCGGTGGTCCCATGAAGCGCACGCTGCTGTGGTGGTCACTTGGGTTGTGCGTGTTGACGACGACACTCGCGATCGTCGCAGGCGTGCTGCTGTGGCGAGACTACGACCGCGTGGTGGTCACTCGCCTTGTGCTCGCCGCGTGCGCGTGCCAGTGCGCGGCCTGGGTGACGTTCATTCGCGCGCAATAGATTCGAACTCACATCGATCACCGCGTAGATCTGAATTGATCTGGCGCCCAGATCGTCCAGAATAGTTATTAGATCGAAGCGTTTCCTTGGCACGTTGTGGAAACGAATAGGTTAGATCTGGGTTGGCACGCGATCGTGCTGACCCGTTTATATTCGTTCTCATCTCGAATATACGTTGGCACGCCATTACATCGAACGTGGTGGCTTTTAAATCGAAGGGTCCTCTCCCACGATCGTTTTCGCGGGTAATTCGAACCCCGACCTTTTTGTAGATACTACGCGTCAATTGCATAATTTCGTGGGGTGTCTCATTCTGGGACGGTCGCGTCTCATTTCGAGGCGTCGAAGGGGGACAATTGATTCCGAAATTTAAGTGGGTCGTCGAACCGCTCGACGCTGAAGACCCATGCAGCTACGGCGTGGTGCTGTCCTGGAAGCGCGGCCTGTTCCTGTCGCTCGCATTTCACCGAACCGTGCTGACGATCGGACTCGCGCGTGTCCGACGTTGACGACCAGGACCTGACGATCAAGGTGCTGCGCGAACGCTGTCAGGAACTCGAGCAGAAGCTTGACGTCGTCGCGCACGAACGCGCGCTCGCGCTGGTCGAGGTGAAGAACCTGACCGCCCAGAATCGCGAACTGAACGCCACGATCGCCGAAGCGCAGAAGATGATCGCAGAACTTCGCGTGCACTGCGATCAGCTGGGCGCGGACATCCGCGCGATCTACGACGCACAGAACGGGTGACCCATGCCACGCATGAAATTCGTCGAGTATTCGAAGTACTCGGGGAAGTCGCAGTCGTCGATCAGTCAGGCGATTCGCATGGGGAAGCTGACCGTCTTCAAAGACTCGGACGGAAAACGCTACCTCGACTCGGAACTCGCCGACGCCGAGTTCGCGGGCAACACCGACCCCGCGATGATTCGCGGGAAGGCGCTCGCCGAGCAGGTCGACGAAGAGCAGGCCGCGGCCCAGAAGGGTCACCCGATCAGCTACGCGACGTCGCGCGCCGAGAAGGAACGCTTCAATGCCGAACTCGCGCGCCTGAAGTTCGAAGAGCAGTCGGGGAAGTTGATCGACGCGGCCGAGGTCCAGGACCAGGCGTTCAAGCTGGGCAGGACCGTTCGTGATCAGCTGCTGTCGCTGCCTGACCGGGTCGCGGCCGAACTCGCGGGCGAAGACAACGCATTCAAGATTCACCAGCGGTTGACCGAAGAAATCAGACGCGCGCTAGAATCGTTCAAGGTGGAAGAATTGAGTGTCGCGAAGTAGAGTTCAGAAGATCAAGAAGCACGGCGACCGAATGCGTGAGAAGTTCGGGCACGCGTGGAAGTCGTGCTCAAGGAAGACGCGCTACGACGAATTCGAAGCGCGTCGCGCGGCGCGTGCGTTCGGTCTCAGATGCTACCACTGCCAGCTGTGCGACTGCTGGCACCTGACGAAGGGGACAGAATGAATCTTGAAAACGAGAAGATCATGAAGGACGCAGTGACCGATCTGCTGAACCGCGGCTTGAAGCGTGGTGAAGCGTCGAAGGCATTGCAGGAAGCGGTCGAAGCGTTCTTCACGCACGGCAATCCGGCCTACCGCGACGCTGATCAGCTGAAGATCGCGCACGATAAATTCCGGGCAGCTTCGAAGTGACCGCGGCCGAGTTCTCGGCGCTGCACCCGATCGTGCAGGTGTCGATCGTCGGCGGCATCGCGTGGGTCGTGGTCGCGTTCTTCCGAGCGATGTCGTCGTGAGTTCGCTCTACGACTTCAATGAGAACCCGCGCGCGTGGCAGTTCACCGGCGAACTGAAGAAGGTCAAGATTCCGAATCGCTTCTTCGGCTACCACATCGCCTACCAGTGGGTGTTCGAGAAGACGCTCGAGACATCGGAAGTTGTTCGAATCGGAATCATGATCGACAACGGCCGGGTGTCGATCAGCGACCCACCGGCGGGGGAAGGATGCAATGCAGGACCTAGAAGCGCTACTGAAGGCGAAGACATTCCACGTGAACAAGACGAAGGGTCGTGATCAGTCCTGGGTTCAGCGCGGGCACGTGATGCGAGGTCGTGTGTCGCTCTTCGAATTCACGGTCAACCCGGCGAAGGAAGACTTCGCCCTGCTGATTCAGAATATCGATCACTGGGTGCGCACGTCGCCGATCAAGGACTGGGTCGACGAAGGCGAGAAAATCGTCGTGAACACGCAGAACAGCACCTACGAATTGCACCGGGTGTGATCTACCCACTGCTCTACCTGACGATCGGCGGCGTGCTCGCGGTTCCGTTCTCGGACACGCTGCGCGCGCACACGGGTGATCGCTTCGAGTACGTCGTCGCGATCTGCGTGACGGTGGTGGCCTGGCCCTTCATTCTGCTGAATGCGATCGCGCTGATCTACACCCACTGGGACGACGTCGAATGAACGCGGCCGCGCTCTACGCCGAAGCGCTCTTCAAGGGACTGCAACCGGACAGTGACCTGTCGCTCGCCGAATGGTCGAACAAGTTCCGCGTGCTCAGTCAGAAGGGCGCGGCCGAAGCCGGACCCTACCGAATTGAACGCACTCCGTTCCTGCGCGAAATCGCGGACTGTCTGTCGGTGAAGTCGCCGATTCAGCGGGTCGTGTTCATGAAGTCGTCGCAGATCGGCGGAAGCGAACTCGGGTTCAACTGGCTCGGCTACATCATTCACATGGTCCCGGGCCCGGTGATGATGGTTCAACCGTCGCTCGACCTCGCCGAGAAGGTCTCGAAGCAGCGGATTGCTTCAATGATTGAAGAGACCGCGCCGCTGCGGGAAATCATGAGTACGGCCGCGCGCGAGAAGGAAAATAAAATTCTGCTGAAGGAATTCCGCGGCGGGTTCCTGGTGATGGCGGGCGCGAATTCGGCGACAGCGCTTCGGTCAATGCCGATCAAGTACTTGTTCTTAGACGAAGTGTCGGCCTACCCCGCCGACTGCGGCGAAGGTGACCCGGTCGCGCTCGCCGAGAAGCGCACGCAGACGTTCGGAATCAGGAAGAAGATCTTCTTGAACTCGACCCCGCTGATCAAGGAGTCGTGCCGGATTGAAGCCGAGTACTTGAACAGTGATCAACGGAAGTACTACGTCCCGTGTCCGCACTGCGGCGCGATGCAGTCGCTGAAGTTTCGTCAGATCAAGTTCGACCACGAAGACCCGAAGACCACGCGCTACGAGTGTGAGCATTGTCAGAAGGCGATCAAGGAACACCAGAAGACCGAAATGCTGAAGCTCGGCGAGTGGCGTCAGGAAGCACCCGAGAACGCGCACACCGCGGCGGGTTTTCATATATCGGCGCTCTACTCGCCCGTCGGGTGGACCAGCTGGGAAGACATCGTCACCGAATTCCTGAAGGTGCGGAAGGACGCGCCCGCGCTGAAGCAGTTCACGAATGCGATTCTCGGCGAGACATGGGAAGAGAACGGGCAGCTTGAGAAGCTGGGGTGGGAAAACCTGAAGTCCCGCGCCGAAGACTACGGTCTAGGGTTCGCGCCCGAAGGGGTCGTCGCGATCACCGCGGGCGTCGACATTCAGGACAACCGGGTCGCGGTCGTCGTCTACGGGTGGGGTGCCGACGAAGAATGCTGGGTGCTCGACCACCAGGAAATCCTGGGAAGTCCGGCGACACCCGAAGTCTGGAAGCAGCTCGAGAACCTGCTCGACCAGTCGTTCGAACACGAAACGCACGCACCGCTGAAGGTCCAGTCGGTCGCGATCGACAGCGGTGGTCACTTCACGCACGAAGTCTACCAGTTCACCAGGCACAATCGGAATCGCGGGCGCGACTGGTTCGCGGTGAAGGGGTCGAGCACGAAGGGTCAACCGGCGATCGGGAAGCCGCGGAAGGTCGATATCAATATCAAGGGTCAGTCGCTGAAGGGCGGCGCGATCCTGCACATGGTCGGCACTGACACGATCAAGGCCCTGATCTACGGCAGGTTGAAGCACAATGAACCGGGTCAAGGATTCATGCACTTCTCGGACGAACTCACCGACGACTTCTACCAGCAGCTGACAAGCGAGAAGCAGGTCACCAGATACGTGCGCGGGTTCCCGGTGAAGGACTGGGCACTCAAGAAGGGTCACCGGAACGAATGTCTCGACTGCTCGGTGTACGCGTACGCCGCTCTACAGAAATTGTTGTCACGCTACAACCGCAACACGGTCTGGGTTCAGCTACAGAATAAACTTGTGCCGAAGGGTCAGATAGCTTCGAATAAGACCCAGAACACCACGATCAAGGGTGATCAACCGCCGATTAAACCGAAACGCGGCGGATTCGTTCAAGGGTGGTAGATTGAATATTCCGGCGAAGTTCAACCAGGGCGACACGTTCACGTGGGTGGACAGAACACAGACCTACCTCGGGTCGACGCTCGCCGACGGTGAGTGGTCCTTGAATGTTTCGTTCCGCGGGCCCGCCGCGATCGATCTGACCGCAACCCGCGCGGCTTCGGCGTTTCAATATATCGTCGACCAGGCCGCGGCCGCGAAGTTCCTGCCCGGTCGCTACCGCTGGGTCGCGAGACTGGTCCACGTCGACGCGCCCGTCGCACCTTCGGTCAGTCTGACGGTGGTGGGCGACATCGCCGCGGGTGACGTTGAAATCACGAATTGCCTGTCCGATCTATCGCAGGTCGAAATCGGAATGCAGGTGCTCGGTGACTTCTTCTCGGCAGGCACTACGGTAGTGTCAGTCGACGCGGGCACGAACACTGTCGGCATCGACAAGCCGATTCTGATTTCGTCGTCTTCCTACGGCGCGATCATTCAGTCGGTGCCGGTCGACCCGTCGCCGTTCGCCGGTGTGCAGGCGACGCTTGAAGAAGGCACGGTCGACGTGCTGCCCGACATTCGTCAGTTCAGCGCAGGCTTCGACGCGCGCACGCAGACCGAAATCGACTTAGAGAATGTTCAGAAGGCAATGCGCGCGATGATCAGCGGCGGCGCGGTGCAGGAATACCAGATCGGAAATCGGTCGGTGAAGAAGATGTCAATGGAAGCGCTGATCACGCTTGAGTCGAAGCTGAAATATCAGATCGCGCGCGAGCGTCGCGCGAAGAGCATCGCGGCCGGTCTCGGTGACCCGTCCAACGTCCTGGTGAGGTTCACACGATGATCTGGCCCTTCAAGAAGAAGTCGAAGCCGAAGCAGCAGCAGCGGTCGTTCACCGGCGCGCAGATGGGTCGTCTGGTCGCAGACTGGACCGCGGGTGTCACCAGCGCCGACGCCGAAATCAACGGCAGCTTGAAACTGCTGCGCGCGCGCTGCCGCGACCTTGAGCGAAACAACGACTACATTCAGTCCTACCTGCGCGAAGTCGAAAACAACGTGATCGGACTCGGCATCGGGTTCCAGTCGCAGGTTCCCATGAAGCGCGGGCAGAAGTTGAACGACGCGCTGAACCAGCAGATTCAAGACGCGTGGTGGAAGTGGACGAAGGCGGGAAATTGCGACGCGGCAGGTCAGCTGTCGTTCACGAATATGGAACACCTGCTGGTCAGGTCGGCCGCGCGCGACGGCGAAATCTTCTTCCGGAAGATCTACCAGCGCTTCGGCACGTCGAAGATTCCGTTCGCGCTTGAGGTGATAGAAGCCGATCTGCTCGACGACCAGTACAACGGGTATGCCGACAACGGGAACACGATCAGGATGGGTGTCGAGCGCGATCAGTGGCAGCGCCCGGTTGCCTACTGGTTCTACTCGAATCACCCCGGAGACATCGGCTTCGTCGCGGGCCCGGCCGAGCGGGACAGTCGCCGGAAGCGCGTGCCTGCTGACGAAATCATTCACCCGTTCCAGAAGCAGCGCGTGGGTCAGACCCGCGGCGTGCCGTGGTTGACGTCGGCGCTGTCGAACATCCGTCAGCAGCAGGGTTATATTGAAGCCGAAATCATCGCGGCGCGCGCGTCGGCGTCGATCATGGGATTTGTGCAGACGCCGGACCCCGAGCAGAATATGGGCGAAGATGCTGGTCAGGAACGCGTGACCGACTTCGAACCGGGCACGTTCAAGTACCTCGCGCCGGGTGAGACCGTGACGGTCCCGGACCTGCAGCGACCCGGCGGGAACTTCACGCCGTTCATGGAATTCATGCTGCGCGGAACCGCGGCCGGAATCGGCGTGAGCTACGAGGCGATTTCGAAGGACTACTCGAAGTCGAACTACTCGAGTTCGCGGTTGTCGCTGCTCACCGACCGGGACAACTGGAAGAAGCTGCAGCAGTGGGTGCTCGCCGAATTTCACCAACCGATCTTCGAAGCGTGGCTTGAAGCCGCGGTCCTGTCGGGTGTCGTGAAGATCGACGACTACGAGACGAATCGCGAGCGCTACGAGGGTGTGCGTTGGCTCACTCGCGGGTGGTCGTGGGTCGACCCGCAGAAGGAAGTCACCGCCTACCGCGAAGCAATCGCTGGTGGTCTGACCTCGGTCACGAAGGTGGTCGCGGGCGAAGGTGGCGATCGCGAAGAATTGTGGAACGAAATTTCGGCCGAGCGTGATCAAGCGAAGACGCTTGGTCTAGTTTTCGACACCGACGCCGCGAACGCGCTCGCGACCGACAAGAAGGACCCGGACTACCTGCCCGGCGGCGAACAGTCGCCTGGTTGATTCGGGGTATTGACGATTCGTCGTCAATGCCTTCACAATTCAGTTCATGCCTACTCGCAAAGTAAAGAACGAGCGTTTAATTCGCGCACTACGCGTCGCAGATTCCGAAGTCGACGAAGCGTCGCGGAAGGTGAAGTTCTCGTTCTCAAGCGAGCTACCGGTCGAGCGCTGGTTCGGGCTTGAAATCTTGAGTCACGCGCCCGGCGCCTGTGACCTGTCGCGAATGAACGGCGGCGCGAACGTACTCTTCAACCACAACTCGGACGACTACGTCGGCGTGGTCGACTCGGCCTACATCGGCGAAGACAAGCGCGGCTACTGCGAAATCAGATTCGGCGAAGGCGACCTCGCCGCCGAAGTGATGCGTGACGTAGCGAGCGGCATCCTTCGCAACGTCAGTTTCGGCTACCAGATCACCGATCTGATTCTGTCGAGACAGGGCGAGAACGGTCAGGATTCCGAGTACACGGCGACCGAGTGGCAACCCTACGAGGTGTCGTTCGTCACGATTCCGGCAGACCCCACGGTGGGCGTCGGCCGAAGCGTCGAGACCTGCGAGAACGAACGCTTGAAGGAACTGGTGGCGAAGGCCGATCACCGCGCGCTCGAGCAGAAGCCGGTCGAGGTCGAGAACACGCCGACGATTGAAGTGGTAAAAGAAGAAGTTAATCAAGAAAATGAAAACCCTGCGGCATCGACCGCACAAGAGGAGAAGACGATGTCTCAGGACCAGATGAACGATGTTCTGAAGGAAGAGCGCGCTCGCGTGCGTGCGATTGAAGCAATGTGCGAGCGTCACGAAATGAAGGACCTCGCGCGCGAACTGGTCGACGGTGGAAAATCCGTCGACGAAGCACGCGCCGCCGTGATGCACAAAATGGAGTCGCGCGCGCAGAAGCCGATCGCCCAGGGCGCGGCCGGTGGCGAAATCGGTCTGTCGGATAAAGAGAAGCGCAGCTTCTCGTTCATGAACGTGATTCGCGCGCAGATGTTTCCCCAGGACAAGAAGATTCAAGAAGCCGCTGCAATGGAGCGCGAAATCAGCGAAGCCGCGTGCAAGGCTTCGGGGAAAACCGCCCGCGGAATGCTGATTCCGTTCGACGTGCTGAACAAGCGCGACGTCGCACCCCAGCAGGTCACCCAGGCACCGCTCGGCGGCAACCTGGTGCAGACCCAGCTGCTGTCGTCGTCCTTCATTGACCTTCTTCGCAACCACTCGGCGCTGGTCGGTAGTGGTGCACAGATCTTGACCGGTCTGTCGGGCGCGCTCGCGATTCCCCGTCAGATTCAAGCGTCGACCGCCTACTGGGTGGGTGAAGGTCAGGACGTTCCGTTGTCGGACGTGATGTTCGACCAGGTTCCGCTGACTCCGAAGACGGTCGGTTCCTACGTCGAGTACACCCGGAAACTCATGCTTCAGTCGTCGCTCGACATTGAAGCGATGCTTCGGAAGGACATCGCCGAAGTGATCGCGCTTGAAATCGACCGCGCCGCGCTCTACGGCACGGGTTCGGGCAATATGCCGCGTGGTGTGAAGAACCAGGCCGGAATCAACGTCGTCGCCGGTGGCGGCGCGACCCCGTCGTGGGCACAGATCGTCAGCATGGAATCGGCAGTGACCGTGGCCAACGCCGACATTGGCGCCACGAAGTATCTGCTCGGTGCAGGTCTTCAGGGCACGTTGAAGACGACCCCGATCGCACCCGGCGGCTACCCGCTCTTCCTGCTCGGTCCCGACGGTAAACTGAACGGCTACGACAAGGTCGTGTCGAACCAGGTCGCCGTGAACGATATTTTCTTCGGCGTGTGGTCGCAGCTGATCATGGGCTTCTGGTCGGGACTCGACGTCGTCGTCGACCCCTACACGAAGTCCACTTCGGGCAACGTGCGAATCGTCGCGATGCAGGATTGCGACATCGCAATCCGTCAACCGAAGGCCTTCTCGGTCTCGACCTACGGTTCCTAGATTCTGAATTGATTCGGGCGGGGGTTTTAGTGATGTTTTTCCCCCGCCCGGTCCCCTTCTCACCTAGAAAGGTGGAGTAGTTGAAGATTGAAATTCTGGCCGACACGATCGCGAACAATCAGGTGGTCCACGCGGGCGATGTGCTCGAGACGAATCTGAAGGACGGTCGCTTCCTGATCGCACTCGGGAAGGCCGCGGAACTTCGTGAAGTTGTCGACGACGCCGAGTTCGTGACCGAAGAAATCATTTCCGACGAAGTGAGAGTGAGACGGCGTGCAAGAAGACCTTGATCTGTTCTTCACCGATTTCGGTGTTGCCGTTTCGTTCGGCGACGTGCGCACGCGCGGCGTGCTCGGTGCGACAGATCAACTTCTGGACGAAGGTCTTCAAGCGTCCGACACTCACACGCTTCTCTTGAAGACCGCTGACTTCACCATTCTACCCGTCGCCGGTGACTTGATCATGGTGGACGGTGTCGCCTACGAGGTGAATATTCCCTTCGTGCGCGTAGACGATGGGAAGATCGGGCGCGTCGGATTGCAGCGGCCGATCTAATGGCGTCTATCCGCGAGCAGATCGTCTCCACGCTGGTTGCGAAGATCAAGACGCAGCTTCCGACCGTAGCCGTGTGGCGAAGTCGTGTGACGGCCTGGACCAGGCGCGAGCTACCCGCGGTGAACCTTGAAGCGCTCGGCGACGCGCCCGACCTGACCGTGATCGGCGTGATCACCTGGACCATGAGTATTCGAATCGCGGTGCTGATTGCAGACGACGTTCCCGATCAAGCGGCCGATCAGCTGGTCACGCAGATTCACCAGACCATGATCGCCGACAAGTCGCTCGGCGGATTGTGTATGGACATAGAACCCGCGAATGTTAAATTCGACTTGTATAATGGGGACGGTCCACGCGGCGTGGTGTCGCTCGCCTACCAGGTCCTCTACAGAACTTCAGACGCTGACCTAAGTCAGCAGGGGTGAACCACTTATGTCGCTGCTGACTCGGAAACGCTCGGTCCTCGCGAAGATTGAAACTACCTACGGCACCGACGCTTCCCCGGTCGCGGCGAACGCGATGCTGGTGAAGAACCTGTCGATCACGCCGATCGACGCGTCGCTGGTGTCGCGCGATCTGATTCGCCCGTTCCTCGGAAACTCCGAGCAGTTGCTGACCGAGAAGTCGGTGAAGATCGATTTCGAAGTCGAGTACGTGGGCTCGGGTGTCGTCGGAACCGCGCCCGGCTACGACGCGCTTCTGCGCGCGTGTGCATTCAAGGCGGTGTCGTCCGACGCCACGAACGGCGTGGTCTACCAACCCGTGTCGAGCGGCTTCGAGTCGGTGTCGATGTACTACAACGTCGACGGCGTGCTTCACAAGCTGATCGGGTGCCAGGGCACGTTCGACATCACGCTCGCCGTGAAGACGATTCCGACGTTCAAGTTCTCGTTCACCGGTCTCTACGTCGCGCCCGTCGACGCCACCGCGCCCTCGGTCGACTTCTCGGCGTTCAAGATTCCGCAGGTCGCGAACACGCAGAACACCCCGGGGTTCACGCTCTTCGGGTATTCGGCGCCGCTCGAGTCGATGTCGCTGTCGCTCGCGAACGATGTTCAGTACATCACCTTGATCGGCGAGGAATCGGTGAAGATCATTGACCGGAAGCCGAGTGGTTCGTTCGTGTTCGAAGCGCCGCACATCGCGGACAAGGACTTCTTCTCGCTGGTCAGCGCGAACACTTCTGGCCCGATGTCACTCACGCACGGTTCAATGCCCGGCTACGTCGTGCAGTTGAATTGCCCGTCGGTTCTGCTCGGCAACCCTGCCTACCAGGATTCAAACGGCGTGCAGATGCTGTCGACCCCGTTCACCGCGCAACCGACCAGCGCCGGGAACGACGAAATCAGCATCACCTTGAAATAGACTTTTCCTCGACCCGTCGGGGGTCCGGTCAACGTGGTGTCGGCCGGGCCCCTTAATTGAAGAATAGGAAGTGGCAATTGTTTGTACTCGCGAAAACCGATCAGTATTCGTGGCCTGTCGTCGTGCAGATGCCGAAGTCTGGTGGCCAGTGGGACAAGATGTCGTTCGACGTCACGTTCAAGCGCTTGAGGCAGTCGGAAATCAAGAAGTGGTTCGAAGACTCGAACACCGGCGACAAGGACTTCTGCCGTTCGGTCGTCGTCGGGTGGAAGGGCATTCAGTCGGAAGACAAGCAGGACGTGCCGTTCAGTCACGAATCGCTTGAGGTGCTGCTCGACGAACCACAGGTCGCGACCGCGATCGCGAAGGCCTACCTCGAATCCGTCAGTGGTGCGCCCGCAAAAAACTGATTGAGGCGGCCCGGTTCTGGGCGGGCGTGCGCGAGGTCGACGAATCTGCGTCAGACCTCGCGGTGTTCGGCGTCGAACCACCACCGGGTGACGAAGACGAAGATCACTTCCCAATCTTCGAAGAGAACTGGACTATCGCCGAAATGTTTCTTCGTCTCAGTTCTCAGTGGGTCACCACCGGCTTCGGTGACCGAATCGGATTGAACTATCAGTCGGTAGAATTCATGTTTACACTGTACAGGACCCGGCACCGCCGAACGGTGTTCGAGGGTCTGCAGGTTATGGAACTGGCAGCGCTCGCGGCGCTTCGTGAGGGGAAATAGTGGCGACGATTCAAGGACTGGCGTTTAAGGTCCTCGCGCAGGTCACGGGCGCGCAGCAGTTCGACGACCTCGCGAAGAAGGTCAATAACGTCCAGACGAAGGCGTTGTCGCTGAACGACGCGATCAAGACGCTCGGCCTGGTGTTCGTCGCGAAGCAGGCGGCGACCTACGCCGAGAGCGTTTTCGAAGCGGGCGATCAGCTGAACAAGCTGTCGCAGAAGACGGGCGTCGCCGTGTCGACGCTCGCGCAGTTCCAGGTAGCGGGCGAACTCGCCGACGTCTCGACCGAATCGCTCGCGAAGAACTTGAACAAGCTGGGCGTGAACATCGTCAACGCCGCGGCCGGGAATCAGGACTTCGCAGGCACGTTCAAGAACCTGGGAATCAACCTTCGTGATTCGAACGGGAACTTGAAGAACGCGGGCGACGTCACGCTCGAACTTGCCGACAAGTTCAAGGGAATGAAGGACGGTGCCGAGAAGGCAGCGGTCGCGACGAAGTTGTTCGGGAAGAGCGGCTTCGAATTGATTCCGTTCCTCGACCAGGGGTCGGACGGAATCAAGAAATTCGCGCTCGCAATCGACGACGACTTCGCGAAGCGGTCCGAGACATTTAACGACACGCTGAAACTAATTTCGCTGAACTTCAAGAACCTCGCCTTGAATTCACTGAAGGACTTCCTGCCTCAATTGCAGGACCTCGCGAACGCGTTCCAGGATTTCACGAAGAACGTCGAAGGTGATTCGTCGATTCTGACGGGTCTCGCCGAGGTGATTCGCTTCACGTCGATCGGGGTCGTCTACTGCTCGGAAGCCTTTGACAGTCTCGGCGTCAGCGCCGGTGCTGCCGGTGCAATCATCAACCAGACGGTGCGTGGGAACTTCGCCGAAGCGAAGCAGATCGCGAAGGATCTGTCGGACTACTACGACAAGCAGGACAAGCGAATCTACGCTTTCGTCGAGCGCGTGAATAAGAACTCACGCATATTCGGTGAAGGCACTGCGGCCGCGATCGCCGCGCGCGAGAAGGCCGAGACCGCGCCTGCCACGAATAACCAGTCTGGTCGAATCAACGGCGATATCATCGGCGAGAACCAGAAGATCTTGAAGCAGTTCGACGAACGGATTGCGAAGCTGAAGGCGGAAGCCGCGGCAGTAGGTCAGTCGAACGTGCAGAAGCAGGCGGGCGTGATCATCGCCGAGCTTGAGTCGAAGGGAATCGACAAGTCGTCGAAGTCCTACGCGATCTACTCGCAGAAGATCACCGCCGCGGTCACGGCGCTGGTCGCGGCACAAGAGAAGCAGGAATCGGTCAACCTTCTGCGGAAGGAACAGGAGTCGTTCGACCTGCAGAAGCTGCAGTTGGACAACTACGCGTTGTCGGCCGCCCAGCTTCAGAAGCTGACGACGAACAAGGAACTGGACAACCAGGCCACCGAAGCGACGATCAACTTCACCGAGAAGGGTAAAGCCGCCTACCTCGCAGCGACCGAAGCGGTGAAGGCACAGCGCGCGGCGCTGGTCGATCTACAGACCGAGCAGAAGCAGTCCTACGGCGTGGGCGCGCAGCAGGCCCTGCGCGACTACCTCGAAGCCGCGAAGGATGTCGCAGCACAGACGAAGGCCGCGTTCACTCAAGCGTTCCAGAACATTGAAGACTCAATCGTCGACTTCGTGAAGACGGGGAAGTTCAGCTTCCAGAAGTTCGCGTCGGACATTGAAGACTCGCTGATCAGGATTGCGGTGAAGGCGGCAGCGGTGCAGGCGATCACCGGTGGGCAGACACTGTTCAGCGGCCTGTTCGGGGGTTCGACGAATGCGGTCACCGCGGGCGGGGGTGCACCGACCGGCAATTTCGACAACGCGCTCGGGAACTTCAAGTTCGCGGGCGGCGGAATCATGACTGGTAAAGGTGCCGCAACCCTGCAGCGCTACGCCGCGGGCGGCATTGCATCGCGCCCACAACTCGCGCTCTTCGGCGAGGGGTCGGGCCCGGAAGCCTACGTCCCGCTGCCCGACGGTCGGTCGATTCCGGTCAGCATGAAGGGCGGGGGAACCTCGAACTCGGTTGCGATCACGGTCAATATGGACGGTGGTGGTGACTCGACGAAGGCGAGTTCGGACGACGGTCGAAAACTTGGAGTAGCAATTCAACGGGCAGTGCAGCAGGAACTGGTCAACCAGAAGCGCCCTGGGGGAATTCTCGCATGAGTCAGTTCACGTGGACCCCGGAATTCGGTGCGCAGCGCACGGTCACCCCGAACGTCGACGTCGTGAAGTTCGGCGACGGCTACGAGAACCGAATCGCGAAGGGAATCAACTTCAAGGCCTTCAGTTGGAATCTGCAGTTCAACTACCGTGACTCGGTCGAAGGTCCGGCGATTCTCGCGTTCCTCGAGTCGTGCGCAGGACTTCAGTCGTTCGACTGGCAACCGCCCGGCCTGACGAAGACCTACAAGTTCGTCTGCCGGACGTGGGCACACACGATTGAGAAGGCGAATCTGTACACGATTCAAGCAACGTTCGAGCGAGTGTTCGAACCATGAGTCTACGCAGCGAACTGCAGAACCTGTCGCCGTCGGCGATCGTGGAACTCTTCGTGCTCGACGCGACCGCGCTCGGCGCGAGTCTGCTGTACTTCCACGCGGGCACGAACGAACTCGTTCAGAACGTCGTGTGGCAGGGTGTCACGTACAATCGTTTCCCGGTCGAAGCGACCGGCTTCACGTTCGACGGAAGTGGAACATTGCCACGACCGCACCTGAAGGTGTCGAACGCGCTGTCGGCAATCAGCGCGCTGCTTCTGGTCTACAAGGACCTGCTGGGTGCGCGCGTGATCAGGAAGCGCACGCTGGTGAAGTTCCTGGACGCTGCGAACTTCGCGGCCGGGAATCAGTACGCAGACCCCACCGCGGCATTCCCGGACGATATCTTCGTGATCGATCGGAAGGTGACGGAGAATCGGGACATGGTCGAGTTCGAACTGACCACGTCGTTCGACCTGGTCGGTGTGCAATTGCCACGGCGTCAGATCATCGCGAACGTCTGCACGTGGAAATATCGCGGGCCCGAGTGTGGCTACACCGGCACCGCCTACTTCGACGTGAACGATCAACCGGTCTCGACCGCCGCGCTCGACGTCTGCGGGAAGCGCGTCAGTTCGTGCAAATGCAGGTTCGGTCAGACGGCCGAATTGCCCTACGGCGGATTCCCGGGCGCGGTGCTGTCGTGAACGAAGACTTGAGAACACGCTTCCTTGAGCACGCGCTCGACCAGATGCCGCGCGAAGCCTGCGCGCTGGTGATCGCGACCCGCTACGGGCAGCAGCTGGTGATCTGCGAGAACCAGTCGGAAGTGCCGGACAACTTCGTGATCAGCGCGAGCGACTACCTGCGCGCGCACAACCTGGGCCTGCCGATCGGCGTGGTTCACTCGCACTGCTACCTGCCGCCGGACCCGTCCGAAGCCGACAAGGTCCAGTGCGAGCAGTCGAAACTGCCGTGGCACATCCTGTCGGTGCCCACGGGGAAGTGGCGAAGCATTTCGCCTTCGGACTACAAGGCGCCGTTAATCGGCCGCGAGTTCACGCACGGCGTGCTCGACTGCTACACGTTGATCAGGGACTACTACCAGGAAGTGCTCGGCATTCACCTGCGCGACTTCGCACGCGACTACGAGTGGTGGACTAGGGGTCAGAACCTCTACCTTGAGAACTTCCACCACGCGGGGTTCCGCGAGGTCAGGCCCGAAGACATCGCGAAGCACGACGTGCTGCTTATGCAGATTCACTCGGACGTGGTGAACCACGGCGCGATCTACGTCGGCGACGGACAGATGCTTCACCACCTGAACCGTAGGCTATCGACTCGCGAGGTCTACGGCGGCTACTATCAACGTCACACGGCGAGGGTGCTCAGGCATGAAGACTGTTAGACTACACGGCGAACTCGAAGAGAAGTTTGGCAGCTTCTTCGAACTCGAAGTCAGCACCGCGGGCGAAGCGATTCGCGCGCTGTCGGCGAACTTCCCGTCGTTTCGCGAGCACCTGCTGTCGAGCGATCGCCGCGGCATCGGCTACCACGTGATCGTCGACGAATCGGCGATCGACGTCACAGACCTTGAGAACCCGACTGGCCCGAACATTCAGTTCGTGCCCGCGATCATGGGTGCGGGTTCTGCGAACACGAAGATCATTCTCGGGTCGGCGCTGATCGCGGCCGGTGTGATCGTCTCGGCGGCGTCCGGTGGTGGTCTGACGGGCGTCGGCCTGACGCTGGTGAAGGTCGGCGCGGCGCTGACCTTGTCCGGCGTGGTGCAGCAGCTGACCCCCGTCCCGCGCGCGCCGAACCCTAGCGAGACGCCCGAGAACACGCCGAGCTACACCTTCGACGGACCGGTCAACACGACCGCACAAGGGCAACCGATCGCGGTCGGCTACGGTCGATTGATCGTAGGAAGCGCGGTGATCAGCGCCGGAATCAGCGTCGACGAACTGGTGTCGCCGCAGGCCGCGCAGGACGCGAAGATTCGGTCGTACGGCTACGGCGGGACACTCAGCATATGATTCGCGGCGCGGGTGGTGGTTCAGGGAAATCAGGTGGAACTGCGCACGTAGCGACGGAAGCGCTCGACTCGCTTCGGTCTCGAGCGTTCGCGCAGGTGATCGACCTGATCTGCGAAGGCGAGGTCGAGGGTCTGGTGAACGGCCTGCAGTCGATCTACCTCGACAAAACCCCGCTTCAGAACGCAGACGGGACGTTCAACTTCACCGGCATCACGATGCAGATGCTGCCGGGGACGCAGTCTCAAGGCTACCTGCCCGGGTTCAGCGACACCGAGCACGAAACTGCGGTGGGGGTGAGCATCCTCGCCGCGACCCCCGTCGTGCGCACGATCACGAACACGACCGTCGACGCCGTTCGCGTCAGAATTTCGACCGCGCAGCTGACCTACCAGAACCCGTCAACGGGTGATCTGGGTGGGAACTCGGTCAGCTACGCCGTGGACATTCAGTCGCAGGGTGCGGGCTTTGTTCAGATGCTCACCGACACGATGTCGGGGAAGTCGACTTCGAAGTACGAGCGCACCTACGTCGTGGTCCTGCCGAAGGCGGGTGCACCGTGGGACGTGCGGGTCAGGCGACTGACGCCCGACTCGACTGCGTCGAACTCGCAGAACGCGATCACGTTTGAGTCGTACACCGAAATTCAGAACGTGAAGCTGCGCTACCCGAACTCGGCGCTGGTCGGGCTTCGACTCGACTCGACGCAGTTCTCGAACATTCCCGTGCGCGCCTACGACTTGAAGATGCTTCGAATCAAGGTGCCGTCGAACTACAACGCGAGCACCAGAAGCTACTCGGGCGTCTGGAACGGACAGTTCCAGATCGCCTGGACGGACAACCCCGCGTGGGTGTTCTACGACCTAGTGACGAACTCGCGCTACGGTCTCGGGAACTTCGTGCCGGAAGCGTCGGTCGACAAGTGGGCGCTCTACCAGATCGCGCAGTACTGCGACCAGCTGGTCGACGATGGGTTCGGCGGGACCGAACCACGCTTCACCTGCAACCTCTACCTGCAGTCGCGCGCCGACGCCTACAAGGTCCTGTCGGATCTGGTGTCGGTTTTTCGCGGAATGATCTACTGGGCGTCCGGGTCGATCAGTCTCAGTCAGGATTCTCCTCAAGACGCGTTCATGCTCTTCACGCCCGCGAACGTCGTCGACGGTCTGTTCACCTACTCGGGCGCTTCGGCGAAGACGCGGCACACGGTCGCGCTGGTGACCTGGAACAATCCGAACGACTTCTATTCGCAGGCGGTCGAGTACGTCGAAGATTCGGAAATGGTCGCGCTGAACGGCGTGATTGAAGTCGAGGTCACGGCGACGGGTTGCACGTCGCGCGGTCAGGCCCACCGACTGGGTAAATGGATTCTTCTGACCGAGCGCTACCAGTCGGAAACGCTCGCGTTCTCGACCGGGCACGACGGTGCGCTGCTCAGACCTGGTCAGGTGATCAAGGTCGCAGACCCGGTCCGGGCGGGCACGCGCCGCGGCGGAAGGCTTCTGACAGGTTCCACGCGGAACATTCTTCTGCTCGACCAGACGGTGGATGCGGCCGCGGGCGGTCTGACAATGTCGGTGGTGATGCCGGACGGGACGGTGCAGACCTCGACGGTTGCGACGATCATGGGTCAGCAGGTGGGCCTGAATACGCCGCTCGCGGCAGACCCCCTGCCTGGCACGATCTGGATTGCCACGAACACCGCGGTCGCACCCCAGCAGTTCCGCGTGCTGTCGGTGGGCGAGTCGAAGCCTGGGCAGTACGACGTGTCGTGTCTCGCGCACAACCCGTCGAAGTTCGACGCCGTCGACTTCGGGACCGTGCTGACCGCACCGAACGTCTCGGCGCTGACGTTGACACCCGCGGCACCGACGAACCTGCAGATCACCGAAACGCTCTACGCCGTAGGGTCTGACATCCGCGTGAAGGTGACTTGTTCGTGGCGGCAGGTGGACGGCGCGACCGGCTACCTGGTCAGCTACGTGCGCGACTCGCAGAACGCGGTGTCGCTCGGGACTGTCGGCGAGAACGACGTCGAAGTGCTGAACGCCGAACCTGGGGTCTACACGTTCACGGTCGCGGCCGTGAACTCGGTCGGCGTGCGTGGTCCTGCCTCAACCGTGACACAGGAAGTCAAGGGTCGGGGTGCACCGCCTGCGAACGTGACCGGCTTCAGCTTGATTCCGATGGCGGGCAGCGCCTACTTGTCCTGGAATCAGGCGACCGACCTCGACGTGCTGATCGGTGGGTCGGTGAGAATTCGCCACTCGCCGGACGTGGTCACCCCGGTCTGGAAGAACGCGGTCGACATCCTGCCCGCGCTCGACGGGACGGCTACGCGCGCGACGGTGCCGCTGCTCAGTGGGACCTACCTCGCGAAGTTCGTCGACTCGAGCGACACCGGGTCGCTTCAGGAAGCCACGATCGTGACGACGGTGCCCGCGCCGCTCGCCCTGAACATCGTCCAGTCGTTCACCGAGAACCCCACCTTCGGCGGCACCTACACCAGTACGCAGTACGATTCGAACTACAGCGGCGTTGTGATCGCGGCGGGCGGCTTCGTCGACGACATCGTGTCGGTCGACGACCTGAAGACATGGGACTACGGGACGGGGGTTGCGTCCTACGGCGAGTACTTGTTCAAGAACGCGGTCGACCTCGGCGGGGTCTACACCTCGACGATCAGGGCGGTGCTTCAGGTTGCCGCGGTCGACGTCGCCGACACGATCGACCAGCGTCTGCAGTCGGTCGACGACTGGCTCGACCTCGACGGGAACTTCATTGACGACGTGAACGCCGAGGTTCAGCTGCGCACCACCGAAGGCAACCCTTCGGACCCGGCCGCGGTCTGGACCCAGTGGAAGCGCTTCTTCGTCGGCGACTACAAGGCGCGCGCGATGCAGTTCAAGCTGGTGCTGACGTCGCAGAACCTCGACCACAATGTCGCCGTGACGGGGGTCGGCATCGCGATCGATATGCCCGACCGCACGATCAACGTCAGCGCGGTAGTCTCGGGTGCCGCGGCCTACCAGGTCACGTTCGCCGAACCGTTCAATCAACCGCCCTACGTCGGAATCACGGCGTCGGCGATGCAACCGGGTGACACGTTTCAAGTTTCAAACAAGACTAATTCAGGCTTCACGGTCACGTTCACGAACAGTGCGGGCACTGCGATCAGCAGGACGTTCGACTATTTCGCGCGCGGATTCGGGCGGCAGGTAGGATAATGGGGGAACCATGAGTCAGCACGATTTCAACCTTCTGAATAACCCGGGTCTCGCCTTCCGTCAGGACGCGAACGGCGCGCTCGCCGCGCTCGCGTCGCTGTCGAATGGAAGCGTTGACCCCGGTCAGACGATCGCGAACGGTGGCGTAGGTGCCACGTTTCCCTTCCAGTTCTGGGTGGACACGTCCGGCAGCTTCCCCGTCCTGAAGCAGCGCGACTCAGCGAACGCGAACTGGATTGTGGTCGGCCGGACTGATCAGACGAACTTCGGTCAGATCACCTACCAGGTGGGCACAACCGTCGCCGCACCAGTGGCCTACCAGTTGTGGGTCGACACGTCTGGCCTGACGGCATCGCCCGCAACCTCGCCGATGCTTCGCATTCGAAACGGCGCGAACACGGCGTGGGTTCAGATCGGTGACGTCACGCAGACTGCGCTCGGATTCCTGACGCTCGCAGGGGGAACGCTGACCGGGTTCCTGTCGAGCACGAACACCGACTACTGGAAGATTCCGGTCGGCACGACCGCCCAGCGGCCGACAACGCCCGCGCTCGGCATGATTCGCTACAACACGACCCTGTCGATCTTCGAAGGCTACAAGGCCGGTGC